CCAGCCATTGATATTTGAATGATATTCTTTTGCGCTCCCCTAATCTGTCCCTCAAAACTTACATCACCCAAAGAAGAATAAGCCTTTTTAATTTCATCTACTCCCGACCAAACACTATCAACCAGTGATGGGCTTTCTCGGTGAAAAGGACTAATCTTTCTGGCGGCTTCCATTATTTGACCGGCAAGTTTTTCAACTTCTTTCTTTGCGTCTTCTAATGGTTTTACAATCTCTTCCTTTATCCTAATCCATGTTCCCCTAACCAAGCCAACAAGTTCATAGAAAATACCCATTAGACCATCTCTTAGTTTCCCTCCCGTAGAGATAACGCCATTTTTCATCATCTCTATTGCCCCCCTGACAATATCGCTAATTAACCAAACAAACGGTTCCAAAAACCCCTTTATTTGAATCCACGCCCCCCTAATTACCTCGTAAATAACTAAAGAAACTTCGCTAATAAAGTCTCTAAGCTGTATCCAGGTTCCAACCAAAACATCTCTTATAACTAATAAATAGGGTTCCAAAAACTCCTTTATCCTAATCCATGTTCCCCTAATAATTTCTTCAATAACCGCATAAACCCCTTCTATTACATTTTTTATTTCATAAAATATCCTTGCCACCACCGCCAAAATTAAAGCTAAAATTGGCCACCAAATATTTTTCCAAACCCACAAATAGTTTTCGACCATTGCTCCCCAAGCCTTAGTAATAAAAGACAGGGCTGGCTCAATTGCCTTTTCCCAAAGCCGAGTAAAGGCCGCACCAATGGACTGTAAAACCTCCCCAATTCTATTACCTAAATCTTTGACATAGGCCACCACCGCACTTTTAACAGTTTCAAAAATATTCTTAAACCACTCCATAATACTGCCCCAATTTTTAACAACGGCAATAATTAAGGCTATCGCTGCCCCTATGGCCGCCCCAATGAGAATAAACGGTATCAGTGGTGTAAACGCCGCAATAAAGGCCGCACCAAGGGCATAAAGGGCTGGAACCATACCTCCGATAATAATGCCAGCAATAATTGGGCCATAAGTAGTAAAGAAGTCCAGCACCTTGCGTACATTTTCGGGGTTAATTTGTTTTAAAAATTCAGTTAAAGCATCAATGGCCCTACCCAACACTGGTAAAAACTCAGCCCCTATGGCATTGGCCGCTTCCTCAAAGTAACGTGGAAGCGACCCGATTTTTTTGCCAGCAGTCTCCATTGCCGCCTCATAAGAACCAGCCGCCTTTTTTCCCTCCGTCAAAATCACATTAACCATGGCCTGTTTTTTTTCCTGTTCAGTCAAATCTTGGCCATTCTTGCCTATTTGTACACCATAATCGTCAAAAACATCATTGAGGTCCTTAACAATACCCACTTCCCTTAAAAGCATTGTCTCCTGTTTAGCAATAGCATCAGTAAGCCGGCCAGTGGTTTGTGACGAATTTTCCCCGGAAATAACGGCCAAGTCCTGTGCCACCCGAGCAATTTTAGCCGCTTGGGCTACATCAAGCTCTGATTGCATAAACTTAGTAAGGGTGACGCGGGCCTGTTGGGTAGTAATACCCTGTTTTTTCATTATAGCCTCTTGCTCTTTTAGCATTTCCATTGAGTTGCCAGTTGCCTTGGCTACTTGTTCCATAGCCACACCCAAAGTTTCAGTACGAGCGGCGGTAAGAGTTGACTTATAAATAAGCGCAGATACAGCGGCTACTTGGGCCGTTATGGTGACAGTAAAGCCTTGTGAGGCCCTTTTGGCCGCATCAAGGCTATTGGTAATACCGCCTAGGCCGCTTTTAACTTCTCTTACCCCCTTTTTAAAATCAGAGACATCAGAAACAAACTTAGCGACGACTGAACCTGCTTGTAGTGCCATTATTTTTTATTTAACTTCTTTTTTAACTTTTCTAAGCCTTTAATATCTAATTGGTTGTCCATATCCCCTGTTGGTTTTTTCTCCAATAACCGCCATAGCCTTTTCGGGTTCT